TACCTTGCTTCACTGACCGAAGGCCTTCCGCTACGGCCGGTGATCGAAGACTACATTCGGATCGTCAAGGACAAGAGCCAGCTTCGCCGGTTGATAGCAATCTGTAGTTCGGCGATTGACAAAGCGGCCGACCAGAGCGAGAGCGCCGGGAACCTAGTCGCGGGCCTGGCGAGCGATATCCGCGATTTAGAGATATCGGGGAGCGAGAGTACCGAGTTAGAATCCGTCGGCGAGTGGCTCGGAAAGAACGACGTATTCGCGGAACGGAAGCCTGGGATTATGACCGGGATCGACGCCCACGACGATCTGACGTATGGCCTCCAGGACGGAGAGTTGACCGTCGTCGGCGCGCGGACCTCGATGGGCAAAACATCACACGCCTGTACGATCACGTGGAGGATAGCGAGGCGCGGGAAGTCCGTCGCCGTCTATTTGAACGAACAGTCGAAGCCGTCGTTCGTAGGCCGGATGATCTGCGGGCGCGCCAACGTATCGTTCAAGGCGTACCGGCGCGGGACGCTCGACTTCGTAGAGAAGCAATACGTGGAGGACGCGCGCGCGGAGTTTCTTACTCTCCCGATATTCTGGGATTCTCGCCCGTCGATGAGCCTCGCCGCTATCGGCGGGAAGGCGAAGCGACTGAAGCGGACCGACGAACTCGACGTGATCGTGATCGATCAGTTGACCGGGATATCGAACGAGGGGTTCTGGGAGAAGGGCAAGCGGACGGACGAAATGATCGGCGATAAGGTCAGGGCGATCAAGGCCCTCGGGATGGAGTTAGGCGTCCCGGTCGTTCTCTATCACCAGTTGAACCGCGCCAGTACGCGGAACAAGGATATGAGGCCGTCGCTGACGGATTTACAGGACTCGGGAAAGATCGAGCAGACGGCGGATAACGTAGACTTTCTTCACCGTCCGAGTTACTACGACCATTCGAACGAGGAGTCCGACGAGATCATTCGGGCGAAGGCGCGGGACGGGGAGACCGGCACCGTAAAAGTCGAATTTATTCCGTGGTGTTGCCGTTGGCAGGATAAAGGGGTGAAGCGGTGAAAGCCAGTCGCGAAGAGATGACGCTCCGCTACCCGATGAGAAGGCACGGCACGGATAGCATGTACGTCGCCGGTTGCCGCTGCTCCGATTGCCGCGTACCCCACGCGGCGGCGGCGAAGGCTAGGCACCATCGGTTACGCGGGGAGGGGCTCAAGGTTAGGCCGGGCCGACCGAAAGAGGAGCCGATCAAGGATGAGGACGCCGGGACGGTTGACCGGCTATTGAGGCTAACCGAAGTAAAGAAAAGATCGGAGATGACCAAATGAAGAAGTTCGTTCCGTTTAGCGATAGAGTTCTGGTGCGCCCTCGCGCGGTCGCGGTGAAGAAGGGCGGGATTCAGACGCCCGGCGTTCAGCAGGAGAAACCGATGGAGGGCGAAGTAGTCGCCGTGGGGCCGCGCGTCCTCAGGTTCTACCAGCATCCGGCGCCGGGGGTAAATAAGCTCGTCAACCCGGACGGCGTTTCCGTCGGCGATATCGTCGCCTTTCGCGAATACGCCGGGCGCGAGATCAAACTCGACGGCGAAGAGTTCAAGCTGCTGCGGTTCGAAGAATTAGATGGCAGGATCAAGGAGACGGAATGAGGCAAGTACTACTCGGTAACGAAACACGCGAGCGCGTCCTCCGTGGCGTTAACACGCTGGCGGATGCGGTCAAGGCGACACTGGGGCCGAAAGGCCGCTGCGTCCTTCTCGAACTCCACCCGCTATTCCCCCCTCGCATCAGCAAGGATGGAGTCTCTGTGGCGAAAGAGATTCGCGACTTAGCCGACCCATTCGAGAATCTCGGAGCCAACCTGATTCGGGAGGCTGCGACCAAGACCAGCGACGAAGCTGGGGACGGGACAACGACGGCGACGCTCCTAGCTCAAGTGATCTTCCAAAAGGGCCTAGAAGCGGTAGCCTCAGGCGCGAACCCCGTCGCTCTAAAGCGCGGTATCGACGCCGCCGTATCGCTCGTCGTTGACCACATCAAGGCGATAGCCCAGCCGGTGACGGACAACGAGACCATCGTTCGCGTCGGTACGATATCGTCGAACGGCGACCGCGCTATCGGAGAGATGATCGCCGAAGCGATGAAGCGCGTCGGCAGAGACGGCGTTCTCTTGGTCGCCGAATCGTCGGACGCGGAGACTTCGCTAAAGGTCGTCGAGGGAATGCAGCTTGACCGCGGCCATCTGGCTCACCCGTTCATCACGGACCCGGAGCGGATGGAGACAGTACTCGACAGGGCGTTCATTCTTATCACGGAGCGGAAACTCTTCACGATGACCGAAGGCGTCAAGGCCGTATTCGAGGAGCTACTCCCGACCGGGCGCCCGTTCCTGATCGTGGCCGGGGACTACGACCAGCCTTTCGTCGTATCGCTGATCCACAACAAGGCCCAGGGCGTGATGCACGCCGTACCGATCAAGGCCCCGGCGTTCGGCGACCAGCGGCGGGCGCTGCTCGAAGACTTGGCTATCGTCACCGGGGGGTATGCCTTTACCGAGGATTGCGGCCGCACGCTCGATTCGATTCGGGTCGAGGACTTAGGTCAGGCCGAGCGGGTCGTCGTCGGGAAGGATAGTACGACGATATCCGGCGGGGATGGCGACAAGGAAAGGCGGGAGTCTCGGGCGACGCTCTTGCGGTCGTTGATCGAGAGCGCGGAGAATGACCTGTCGCGGGAGCAGTACAAGCAGAGGCTCGCCAAGTTGGCCGCTGGCGTCGCTGTAATCCGCGTGGGAGCGCCGAGCGAAGCGGAACAGAGAGAGAAGCGCGACCGGGTCGATGACGCCGTCTGCGCGACGCGCGCCGCTGTTTTAGAGGGTATCGTCGCGGGCGGCGGGAAGGCGCTCTTGAGCGCGATGGATAAGCTCGAAGCGGCGAAGTTCGGCGAGCACGACGAGTTGCGCGGGGCTCTCATCGTGGCGGCGGCGCTGGAGTCGCCTCTGCGTCAGATATGCCTGAACGCGGGATGCGGCGAGGACGCGATTAAGTTCTACGTTGGCGTCGGGCGAGGACGAGTCGAGATCGGTGGACACTTCGGCAAAGCGGATACAGATGGGGGAGTATACCCTCAGGGCGTTGGTGGGCCGATGCCTCCAGACTACGGATACAACGCCGCTACAGACAGACTGGAGCGGTTGATTGAGTCTGGCATTATCGATCCGGCTCGCGTGGTCCGCTGCGCGCTCCAGAACGCGGCCAGCGTGGCGAGCACGCTGCTCTTGACCGAGGCATCGGTCTGCACGATTCAGGAGAAGAAAGGTTAGGCAAGAATGAAAGAGCAAGCGATTATCCCCGCCGGGGCCGTGATGGGACCGGAAATGATTTTGCCGAATCAGCGGAACTGGACGCCCTATGATCGGTTCCTTGAGAGTAAATCCCAGATGGGAGGCCTTCACGGGTTCGACCCGCTTTGGATCCCCGACTGGCTATTCCCCTTCCAACAATCGCTGACGGCTCAGGCGGTCCTCAAGGGCCGGTATGCGCTCTTCGAGGATTGCGGACTAGGGAAGACGCCTCAGTTCCTCGTCTGGGCCGAGAACGTCGCGAGGCACGCGAACGGGCGAGTCTTAATTCTCTCCCCGCTTGCCGTGTCGCTCCAGACTCATCTCCAAGCCGAGGGGTTCGAGATCGAGACGGTCATCTCCCGCGACGGGGCACTCCCGCTCGGGAAGAATCTCATCCTGACGAACTACGAGAAGCTCCACCTATTCAACCCGTCGGACTTCGTCGGCTGCGTCTGCGACGAATCGAGTTGCCTAAAGAACTTCGACGGAAAGCGGAAGGCTGCGATTACCGAGTTCATGAAGAAGATGAAATATCGCCTTCTCTGTACCGCGACCGCAGCGCCAAACGACTATACCGAACTCGGAACGAGCAGCGAGGCCCTCGGCGAGCTTGGCTATATGGATATGCTGATGCGATTCTTCAAGAACGACCAGAACACGATCAAGCCGATGACCTTTCGCCATCGCGGGCAGAACTTCGCTCAGTTAGACGAACGGTCCAAGTGGAGATTCAAGGGCCACGCGCGTATCCCGTTCATGCGCTGGGTTTGCTCATGGGCGCGGGCCTGCCGAAAACCGTCAGACCTCGGATTCGATGACGAGGGGTTCGTACTTCCCCCGCTGATCGAACGAGATCACCTGGTCATCGCGGGTTCTCTCCCGAACGGGATGCTCTTCCCTCTTCCCGCCGTTGGCCTAACCGAACAGCGCGACGAGCGGCGCAGGACGATCCGTGAACGGTGCGAGAAGGCCGCCGAGCTTTGCCTAGCCCACGAGACTTCGGTCGCATGGTGCCACCTAAACCCTGAGGGGGACCTGCTCGAAGAGTTGATACCCGATTCAGTCCAAGTATCCGGTGCGGACTCGGACGACGCGAAGGAAGAGAAGCTAGTCGCCTTCTCGTCGGGCCAGGTAAAGAGGCTCGTCACAAAGACGGTCATCGCAGGCTGGGGTCTTAACTGGCAGCACTGCAATCATACCGTTTCGTTCCCGTCCCACAGCTTCGAGCAATACTACCAATCGATCCGTCGCTTCTGGCGGTTCGGGCAACAGAATCCGGTCGTCGCCGATATCGTGACGACGGAAGGTGAGCGCGACGTTCTAAAGAATCTCCAGCGCAAGGCGAAGGCTGCCGACGAACTCTTTACCGCGTTGGTCGAACAAATGAACCAAGCTATCTCGATTGACCGCAGTACCAAGTTTACGGAAAGAGAGGAAGTTCCCACATGGCTGTGAAAGAGCAGGAAATCACGAAACAATACGCGGTGTACAACGGCGACTGTATCGAAGTGATGAAGTCGCTTCCCGACGAGCGCATCCACCTATCGGTTTACTCTCCACCCTTCGGCGGCCTCTATTGCTATAGTTCGTCCGAGAAGGACCTCTCCAACTGCCGGGACTATAAGCAGTTCTTCGAGCACTATGCCTTCGTCGTCCGCGAACTCTTCCGCCTTACGGTCCCGGGGCGCATGACGGCGGTACATTGCATGGATGTGCCGAGCGGGAATTGTGGGACCGATCATTTGATAGACTTCCCGGGCGATATCATCCGCCTTCACGAACGCGAGGGCTGGCGATATATCGCGCGCTATGCGATTTGGAAAGAGCCCCTGGCCGTTCGTAATCGGACGATGGCGAAGAACCTTGCCCACAAAACCATCGTCGAAGATTCGAGCCGATGCTCCGTCGCGAGCGCGGATTACCTGCTCGTCTTCCGCCGCAAGGGAGACAATCCGGTCCCGATAGCTCACCCGACGGGCCTTCACGCCTACGCCGGCTCGCGCGAGATACCGCAAGAGCTTCTGCGGTACAAAGGATGGAAGGGGAATCAGATCGAGAACCGATACTCTCACTGGATTTGGCGTCAGTACGCGTCGTCCTTTTGGGATGATATTCGCATCGATCGCGTCCTTCCCTTCCGCCAGGCGCGCGACGAAGAGGACGAGAAGCACGTCCATCCGCTTCAACTCGACGTAATCGAGCGAGTCATAACGCTGTGGTCTAATCCGGGCGAAACGGTCCTCACGCCGTTCATGGGAGTCGGCTCCGAGGTCTACGTTTCGGTCGCAAATAACCGACGCGGAATCGGCATGGAACTCAAGCCGAGTTACTACGCTCAGGCGAAGATGAACCTGGAAAGCGGCGTTGCGAATAACTGGACTGATTCGACCGGACAACTCGATCTTCTCGGAGATTTAGAGGAGGATGCGGAAGAGATCGAAGCGCCAGCGGCTTCGACCGATTGGTAGGACCGGATGAGAAGGATCAGGAAAGCGCAAGATCAAACG